TTTTTGAAGAACACGGATTCGTGATTGGTATTATGTCGGTGCTTCCTAAAACTGCGTATCAACAAGGTATCCATAAGATGTGGACTCGGTCTGATAAGATGGATTATTACTGGCCTGAGTTTGCGAACATCGGTGAGCAGGAAGTAAAGAATTACGAAGTGTATTGGAATGAGAATGACGGATCGGAACCCTATGATGGTACGTTTGGCTATCAGTCTAGGTATGCGGAGTATAAATATGGTTGCTCAACTGTGCATGGTGACATGAAAACAAATCTTGCGTTCTGGCACATGGGTAGGATATTTGAAGATCAACCTGTCTTGAATGAAGGTTTTGTTACGGCTGATCCTACAACACGGATCTTTGCTGTTATGGACTTTGAGGTTAATCAGCATCTGTATTGTCAGTTGTACAATAAGATTGACGCTCTTCGTCCTATGCCTTATTATGGTGTTCCAAGTATTTAACGTTTCGTGTATATGCAGAAAGAAATTGATTTCTATGCTTACAAGAGGTCATTAGCGCAGCTAGATCTCTTTGACGTTCGACTTAACGAAATCAAGTCAAAACAATTCGAAGCCGTTAAGGCTATTGAAAGTAGTAGAAAGGATGTTCAACATGCCGGTATTGTCCGGCTTTTAAAATCAAAAAAATATGGCTCATAAAAATATTGCATGGTACGAGTTCCGGCTTCGTCCGGAACACAAAGAAAAACGTGTAGGCGAATCTCAAACCGTTCCGGATGAAACTTTAACGATTCAAGAGATTATGAAAAAACACGTTCGTGGACAGCGTATAGCGGATGAGTTGATGCGTACGCCAGTGTATGATTCTGGACTGTCAGATTATGGTGATAGCGAAAGCGATTTCGCAATGGAAGACTTGTCAAAAGTGGAAGGTTTGGATATCGCCGAGAAGGATGAAATTAGAGAATCTTATAAACAAAAAATTGAAGATTACAAGGAAAAAGAAAAATCTTTTTTGAAGAAAAAGAAAGAGGAGGAGTCGACGCAGCGGCAGGGTAAGCCGCGACCGACGACCGAAGAGCCGGATCCGGTACCGGAGAAGGCGAAGAAGCCGACGAAGGAGGCGCCGACAACGCCCCCGGAACCGGAGTAGGCGTGTCGACGGAGTTTGCGGCTTAGCGGGCGATTGCCCGCGGCCCGCCCGCCGCTCCAAAAATCAGAGGTGAAAAACCTCTAAAAGTAGCACTACTCTATCTTGATATATTAGTGCTACGTGACACCGTGGTGATTCTCAATCACTTAGGTACACATACTTAAACTACCAAAAATTCATGCAATATTTATGGAAAATTACCCCCCAGAAATCGTCGAAAGAGTGTCCGATTTTCTGATATATTACCCCGTCTACAAGGCCAGTTGGTTCTGGTTACCTGCCGCAATTATGGGTGCGGTATCTCTCGTTAACTCTATCGCTCAGCGTCGAAACGACAAAAAAAATCAGGCTAAACAAAATGCCGCGAATCTGGCTCTCGCTGATAAGACGTTCGCTCAGAACAAACAGCTCATCGATGAACAGAACAAATACAACGACCCTTCGGCGCAAATGCGGCGCTTTGACGCCGCTGGATTGAATCCCAACCTCATTTATGGGTCTGGCTCTGGAAGTGCCGGAAATCAAACGCAAACGGCCAGATACGAGGCTCCGCCGTTGACCTTCAATGCTCGGGCTATCCAGTTGCCGGAAATGCTATCGCAGTTTCAAAATTTCTCAATGCGCCAGGCGCAAATCGACAATGTCAAAGCTCAGACAGAGAACATCAATTCGCGCACTGCGACTGAAACGCTCACCCGGTTTCTTCGTGGTGTCCAGGGCAGGCGTGCTGAGTTTGATCTCGGGCAAGCGGAAATCCTTGCCCCCTATCAGGCTGCTATCACAGGTAACAAGGCGCGTTCATCAGAAGCTACGCTTATGCAGGAGTGGCAGAAACTTACAAATCTGACGCGTGATGAACAGTTGAAACTTCTTGTTCAGCGTCAGAAAGAAAAAGGTCTCGAGCTCATGGATATCGAGCAGGAACAGCGTCAGGCTGATCTCATCTTCTCACAGTATCGTAACCAGTTAATGAAGATTGGTATTACCACTAGCGACAACGTTATGTTGCGTTTGCTGGTACGGATGTTTAACGAAGCAGGATTTGACTTATCATCCATGAAAATTGAATAGCTGGTGAGAGTCTACGATCAACGTGGCCCGCCCCGGAAGCAGGTGGAGTAGTGCCGCTCAAAAATCCACCCCTTCAGGGGTCGTGACAGGTAATTTTTGAAGGCACCGTGGCTCCGCCGGCGTGAGTGAAAAAAAGGTGGCCGGCACTCATGAAATGAGGCCACCGCCGCGCTCGCCGTCAGGCAGCGCAAACAAAGTTTGCCTCTTTAAGGCAAACACATATTTACGATAGTTGCTTTACCACAAAAATTATAATCATGGCATATAGAAGAAGATCAAGAGGCATTCGGCGCGCTAGGCGTGGTCGTCGTCGTGGAAGAAGACTTCGTTCGTATCGAGTCTCTCGCGGAGGAATAAGGCTATAGCGTATGGACGATGGGTTGTATATCCCCGGAATTTATACGGAAAAACCGTCAGCGTTACTTTGTCCCCTGCGGAAAATGCAATTTCTGTTTGGAGACAAAGCGCGCCGACTGGTCATTCAGACTTAATCAAGAACACAAGGTTAGTGTATCTGCAAAATTTCTAACCCTGACATACGATGATCAATACCTTAACAACGATGAGCCCGGCTGTGTTCGCATTGCTGGCAATGGTAGTCCTCAGTTGTGTAAACGTGATTTGCAATTGTTTACGAAGCGACTCAGGAAAGCAAATGGCGAGATTAACGACTATGGTCTCAGATATTATTCCGTTGGTGAATATGGCACTCGCACTCTTCGCCCTCATTATCATTCTATCATGTTTAACGCGCATCCCAAGTTAACTAGTGTGGTTGCGCTTGCAGAGTTATGGAAATTAGGTAATGTGTTTGTTGGTGAAGTGGAGCCTGCGTCTATCCACTACGTTACGAAGTATTGTATTAATCGTGTGGCGGAATACCAAGGGCTGGAACGCCCTTTCGCCTTTATGTCTACTCGCCCGGGACTAGGTGTGAATTATCTGGCGACTCATACACAATGGCATCGCAAGGCGATGCGAAACTATACTGAAGTTAATGGACTTAAACAAAGAATCCCCCGTTTTTACAAAAATCGTCTGTTTACTGATCGTGAACGTGAAGTTCTGGCTGTTGAGGCTTTACATCTATATGATATATCGTATAGTAATACCGTTGCGGAGAACTTTCGGTTTCACGATGACCCCTACTATTATACGGACGAACAAGTTCGTGCGAGACACGGCAAAATCACTTCTAAAATCAATTCCTTAAACACTTTCTAAATTATGGCTAAACTATTTGACTCAGTGAAAATGATGCGCCCTAAGCGCAACAAATTCGACCTCTCACATGAACGTAAGATGGGACTTAACATGGCGAATCTCGTTCCGATCATGTTGCAAGAGGTTGTTCCCGGAGATTCATTTCGCGTTCGATCGGAGATCATGTTACGGTTTGCTCCGCTGCTTGCTCCGATCATGCATCGCGTGAATATTTTCACGCATTATTTCTTCGTCCCGAATCGGTTGGTGTGGGACGAATGGGAAGACTTCATCACTGGAGGTCGTCTCGGTACTTCTTCGCCTGTTGCTCCGTTTATTTCTCAAGCTACTATGGTAACCGATGGCCCAGTTGGTGGAGTTTCGCCCGGTAGTGTGTACGATTATTTCGGTTTGCCGGAGTTTACAACAGATCCGGATACGTCCATTGATATCAATGCACTTCCGTTTCGTGCTTATCAGCTTATTTTCGATGAGTATTACCGCGATCAGAATCTACAGGCTGCTTTGGATATCTCGAAGGCTAGCGGTGCGGTTACTGGTGCAGAAGTGGCAAAGCTCATGACTATGCGTAAGCGCGCATGGGAGAAAGACTATTTTACTTCGGCGTTGCCGTTTGCCCAGCGCGGAGGAATTGTGAGTATGCCTATTTCGGATGACCCTTCGGTACTGCAGAAAGTTCGTGCGGTTAATGATGGCCCTTTGTATCCGGAGTTTCCCAGTGGTACGGAGTTGGAAGTGCAAGGTGGTAACTTCTATGGTAACTCTCCCGGTTCTCCTTCATCCGGTCCGGCGCATTTGACGCCCGGCGGATGGGGTGTAGATGTTAATTCGCTTAGGCGTGCCGTTAGGTTACAAGAATGGTTGGAAAAAAATGCTCGTGGTGGCGCTCGATATGTCGAACAAATATTATCTCACTTCGGTGTCAAGTCTTCTGACGCCAGACTACAACGTCCTGAGTATCTCGGAGGTGGCAAAACGCCGGTGGTTATATCCGAGGTTTTGCAGACAATGCAGAATGATAGTGGTAACCCGCTTGCAACTATGGCAGGTCATGACGTCTCTTTTGATACTACCAACGAATTTAAACGTTTTGTGGAAGAACACGGATTCGTGATTGGTATTAGTCCGGTGCTGGCTGAAACTGATTATCAACAAGGAAGCCAAAAAAGGTGGACTCGTCCTGACAAG